ATTTTTTTCTTCTAACATCTCTCTCGTCGTCGACTTCTTCGTCGAATGAAAAATTATCTTCCATTAAGAAGTTTATTTCTTCTTCTTCTAAGTGAGGTTTAGTTTGTTTGTAATATTCTTTTAATAAAGCTTTGTCATTATAATTACTAAAATCTTGATTTAGCTTTACATAATCTTCTAAGCTTCCACCAGTTTCTTCCATAAAGTCTACGACTTTTTGTATGTTTTCTGGTAAAGGTTCACCTGTTTGCTGGGCTTCAGCTATAGCTTCTTCAACTTCTTCTTGTACTTCTTCAGCTTGCTCAATAACTTCTTCTTCAGTTATTTCTTCAACAATAGGTGTTTCTTGTTCCTGATTTTCAACTTGTTTTTCAACGTTTTCTAGTTGATCATCGGTTTTAACTTCTTCTTCAGCTGGTTTAGCTGATAAGTCAAGTTTAATTGTACCATCTTCTAAAACTTCAGATTTTGGTACATCACTAGCTTGTTCTTCTGGAACAGCCTCAGCTTGAACCTTTTGATTCTGCTCTACAGCTTCTTCTTGAAGTTCTTCTTGTTTTTGTTCTTCTGCCATAATATGATATTATAAAATTAATAAATAATTACCTAGGTCCAAATGAACCTAAGTCAATGCCTCCACTCATACTATCATTACCTGAAGACTCAAAGTTTTTAGGCGCTTTGCCATTATTTCTTTGGTCCATTAATTCAGATTGTTGAGTAGCCTGCATTTTTGTTCTTTGATCTTTACGATCTTCTTTGTAAGCTTCTTTGTTTTTAGCGCCTTCTACCTCTAAGCTTTTTAGTTGCATGTTAAGTTGAAACTCATAATTCATAAGTTCTTTTTTATGCATTACCTCTTTAGCCATTTTAGAATCTTCTAATTGTGCTTGTATTTGCTCTAACTGTATTTTTTGTTCAGTTATAGCTTGATTTTTCTGTATTTCAGCCTGTGCAGCAACTTGTTGCGCTTGAGCGTTAGCTTGAGCTTGTGCTTGTATGTTTTGCTGCTGCATCATCTGATCTTTTTCAATTTTCTTTTTTCTACGTATTTTTAGCAATTGATTTGCTAGTTTAACGTTTTTAATTTCTCTTAGATCAATAGCATCTTCAAGTTCTATGCCTCCTCCACTAAGAGCCATCTGTATATTGTTTTCAAGCATTTGTTTTTGCTCCTCATCAGGAGATAACTCTATTGTTATACCAAAATCACATAAATGTAGGTTTTGCATTTCTGCTAAAGTAGCTACATTATGTATACCTATTTTTTGTATAAAAGCATCTTTTGTTGGAGAGTACTCTAATATATCAGAAACTCTTAATGAAACAGCTTCTGCAACTTCCGATGTTAAGAATAAACCAGATTGTAATATATGTCTTGTTGCTGTGTTACTATTAGCTGCTGCTATTTTTTGAACACCAACTAAAGCATCTTTTGAAGGAGTAGAAGCGTCTGATGCTTCGTTTAACCCGGTTACGTCGCGGATCATTTGCAAATAATAGTTATATGTACCAATCAAACTTTGCATTTTACCACCAGCATTACCATTTTGTATTTCTTGTATTGGAACTTTACCTGGGTTCATGTCACCTTCACTAGTCATAGATCTACCTATAATACTACCAGTTTGGAAAAACATGTTTAACGCTTCTTGTGGGTTGTAATTTGTTCCATTACCTAAATCTATTTCTGCTAAACCATCTACATCTAAATATATACCATCAGGTGTCATTCTAGACATAACCTGTTGTAGTTTTAGATGAGTTAACTGTATCATGTCAGCAAAACCAGTTATACGACTTACTAAACTTTCTATTCTACCTTTATACATTCGTGGCGCGCACATAGCGTAGTTCATCTTAACCTTAGTATAATCACTTTTAGGTCTCATCATGTTTTTACTCAAATTCCACTTAAGTAATATATCAGTACCTAATATGATAGCTCCTTCATATAAAACTTCAAGTGATTTTTGTAGTTTACCAAACTTCATTTCTAAAGCTTCATCTAATATAGGATTAAAAGTATCATCTTTCACTATAACTTTGCTAGCTCCAGTTGCTGTTTCTTTTACTTTATAAACCTCATTAGCATATGTTTTATAATTAAAATATAAAACTTGCACTTGGTTTTTATCAACTTGGTTTGATTCTGTAAGGCTTCTATTATAAAAACCTTGATTTTGAAAACCTTGACCAGTTATTTTGTTTAACTGATCATCTGTTAAGTTAGGAAATTGTTTTTTGAGCTCGTTAATAGGTACGTTTTTAACCTCACCTACATAGTAAACATCGCTAAAATAAGGATCTTCTGTGTACGAATAAACCATATTAGCAGGGTCAACATACTCTACTTTTATACCTTCAGCTTTATTATAAACAGTTTTAACAGCTCCAATACCTAAAACTGTTAAATCATAATTAACTCTTCTTCTTGTTAAATCGTATTTATTACCGTCTAATACTACGTTTATAGCTTGCTCTTCCGCTAATTCTACAGCTTGCTTGTAACTAAGCTGCATATGTAAATCTAATTCTTCTTGAGAATCAGGTAGTTTTTCAGGATCATTTTCAGCTAAATTTATACCAAAAGACTCTTTAGCGAATGATATTAAATCTTGACTGCGCATGTCTCTTAATACAGACTCCATGTAAGCTGTTCTTTTGCTAACGCCCGAGGGGTCTTGAGAGTATGCTTTTATGTCATAAACTCTTTCTGAGATACCGTTTACAACTATGTCTACAAACTTTGGTATAACAGGTACTGGTTTCCAGTCTAAGTTTAAATAGCTTAAGTCACCGTTTATAGATAATTCGTCTTTATATTTTTGTATCGATTGTTCTCCTCTAGCGTATAGTCTTAGTTTATGAAATTCTGTTTGATTACCAAAGAACCTATTAGTACCAGAGTCTCTTTTAAACCACTCGCTTTCAATTGCTTTAGCAACTTTCAAACCGTAGTCTTTACTCATTTTTTCTAAATCGCTAGCGACTTGACTTGGAAAATAACCTTTAACAACTGATTCAGCCATATTAATTTTCTATTAATTTTGAATGCGTTCCGCTTTGTTTGTATCTAGCAAAACTTATATTTATTTTTTGTTTTTCTACTTTAGCATTGGGTGCATATAAATGCCTATTGCAACCCATTATAGCTAAACCAGAACTAATAGAAGCATCAAACTTAGTTCTATTATTTATATCAAATTTAGCCCAGTCACTTAATAATTCATTAAAGTAGACTGTTCCAAAAGAACCATCTGGCGTAATACCAACGTGATCCTGTATGTACATTTCAATAGCAGAGGCATGCGCTTGCTTTATGTCTTCACTTGAATTTGGTATACCACCAACTTCTTTTTCTGCGGTTGACAATTTATTCCAGACCTTATCAGGCCTATTCATCGAATATCCTCTATAACCACGCCTTCTTAAATAATACAATAGACGGGGTTTATTATTCTCTGCTAGTATAGGCATCCCGTAAAACACAAGTGCCATTAGAACGTCCTCAAAGAATATCTCAGCGGTCTGAGGCCTAGCTATATACTCTAAAAAGAAATGATTAGCGGGTGAATCCTCCATACTAAACTTTGTTAAACCATGCAATGCACCTTTAGATCCTTTACCGTCAACTGTTCCTGATATATCATAACTATCGCAACCAAAACAACCCATGTGGATATTACCTGGTCTTTTTAAACCGTTTTTCATTACAACATTATTTTGTAGATGAGAAGGTGGTGTCCAGCTTAGTTTAAATCTACCGTTTTTATCTGGATAAAATATAACTTTACTATCTTTTACACCATTTAACCATTGGAAATTACCTGTTGTTATAGTATTTTCATATCTAGTTTCTTCGTTGTAATCTATTTGCTCGTATATTTTTGCTAAATTAAATATACTATTTTTAGTTTCATCTCTGAAAGCATGTTCTTCAGTACGTGGAAATTGTCTATAAAATTCATTTAAAGCATCTCCATCATTTTTTAAACCATCAGCTTCGTTTTGCCAATGCTCTAGTATTCCTATATCTATATTTTCCCCATAGGGACCAAAAGTTTCTTGCTCGGGTGTATCGAATACAGGTAAGCCATAAGAATCAATGAATCCTTCGTAGTTCCATTCCATAGGTATGAACAAACTATATAATCCTGAGCTTGTCTGTCCATTGCGGTTTCTTTTTGTAACATCTGAGTTTTTATATAATTTTTTAAAATTATCACCACCTTTATCTAAAGCATTTGATGTTGAACCCATCATACACTTTCCAATTACTCTACTACCTAGTCGTAGGGTGGTTTTTGTAACACGCCAGTTGTTGAGGATGTTGTTCGGCCTCTCCCATTTACCGCTCTCGTCGTGGACGAGGAGTTTAAGCTTCTCACCGTCGTAGGAGTTGTCACCCGTATTCTTCCAGTCGATCGTGGTGTCGAGACCCTCGAGTTCCTGTAAGGCTTCGTTACTGGTAAGTTTTCTTCTGGTAAGCTTACTGGCTGGGACCCTGAAGGCAAGCTCGGTCTTTGGACGATCCATTCCGTCCTGGATGGGTTTGAAAAAGAAGGGGTAATTAATGGATATTGGTACCACCTTGTCAGTAAACATCTTCTTCGCATCTGGTCCACTCTTAGATAATATTCCATATCTAGAGTCAGAGGATATGGTTGCCATGTTAACCACCTCGCCTGATGCCATAAATGAGAATCCAGATCGCCTATTCTTAAGATAGCACATCCCATAGGATCTGTAATCGGCCTTACAAGCCTCCCAGAAAATATAGAATAATCTATTTGACTCGCGAAAGTCCGGTGCTCCAACGTCGATTTTACTCCACTGCAAGTACATGTAATGAGTACCAGTAACGTAAGTAGGAACGCTTTTGTTATAAAACCAAAAACCTTCCTCCCTTCGGGTAAACTCATTATCGATGTAATCATACCATTTTTCTTTAAAGTCTTCTGGATATTCTTTCCAGTCAAAAACTGTTTTTATTTTACCTAACTCTTTTGGGTATTCAGATTTTTCCCAAGTATTTTTATCAAACTTAAAAACATTTGTAGGTTTTTTGGGTAAAGCTATGTGCAAGTTTTGTATGCTATACACCTCACCAATCTGACCCGTTCTGCTTATAACTACAACATCATGCTCTTTGTTATAACCATATTTCCAGCTTTTAGACTTATTAAGTCTTTTTACGGTATTTATTTTTATAGGTTCTACAACCTCATAAAGCGATTGCTGGTACATTATTTAGATCTTCTTTCTGCAAAACCACCAAAAGCCTTCTTTTCTTCTACTTTTTTAGGTTTTTCATTCAACATATCCTCTTCTTCCTGTATTCTGTTTAATATTTCAAAAGCATCAAATATAGCTAGTTTTTTAGTAGCAGCAGCATTTTTAAGTCTATCAGCTGATATATCATCATCTGAATCAACAATAGCTTCTTTAGCTACTTTAATTAGCTCTTCAACAGCCTTATGTCCAGCTTGGATTATATTCTTTTTCGTTTCCTTGATATTCATACTTTATAGTTAATGCTTGAGATCTAATTCTATAAAGTCTTTCACCATCTATAACAAATTCATATTCGCTACTAGGCGTAAATCCAACTAAATCACCTTTTTCAAAAACACTATCTATTGTTTCATCTAGGAACTTTAATATTCCTATATAAGGTTTTTCGTTGTTAAGATTAAAAATATCATTAGATTCAATAGGTTTTACGAATGAATAGCCTTTAGGTGCTTTCCAATCGTCTTTGTTTTTATATA